ATATCAGGTGTTTTATAAAGTCCATAAGCTGCTAAAGCCGGCCAACTCATGGCTGCGCCAGCAACTCTACCGACTGGAGACAGGGCTATTTTTCTCATTAAAGTAGTAGCTCCTCCCACATTACTACCGGGCTGAAATACTCCTCTTAAACTATTAATTCCTTGATTGATATAACTACCTAGTCCTACTCGATTTGCTGCGGCTACGTTGCCAGGAGCAGTTCGATAACCTTGGTAATTGGGATTTCTTGGGTTTAAATCTTGACCAAGAGCTGAGCCCCAACTTGTGCCTCGAGCTTCAGCTACTTTTGCTGGATCGTTAAGTTGTAAAAAATCCCAAGCCATTATCTTCTCCCATCCGGTTGAATATCTAATCTAAACGTACCAAGTTTCCAGTTTTGTGATGCTCCAGTATTGGCTATTTTTAAAGCTATTCCCCGAGCCCTGGCACGTGTATCTACTTTATCAGTGGAACTTGTGATTGTAAAGGGTCCATAGGGGGAGCTAGCCGCTGTATCATTAGGATAGTCTCTCAGGAATAAAGTGATCTGAGTGTCTCCGGTCTGACTAATGAAATCAGGAATGAATCTTCTGATTTTCATAACATATTCTCCATCTCCTCGAAGATCAGGGGTTCCAATAACTTGTCCCTTCTGACCTCTTCGTTGAGTAATATCAAAATCTCCTGAAGTAATATTGGCCGTGATAGCTGTCACTGCTCCTCCGGCATCAATTTGATCGGTTCCTGTTTCATGTTCATAATAAATACTTGTTCCATCACTGTTACCTACTACATCAAAAGATGCATTATCACTGGTGCTATAAGCCGTTGCATGGGGTTTACCAAACAAAGAAGAATCTGACCATGTTGTTCGAGCTAAAGAGCCAGTAGTCCATACCGGTTTCTTAGCGATCGCTGATTCCACATAGTTATAAGTCACCACACGATCTAAAACATCTGATCCATTAGAAGCATAGTACCAACTAATTTCAGTGAATAGATTATTAAGACCACAACACACTAAATTTCTAGCAACAGTATTAATATCATCATAGACATAGTCCTCAACGAGACACGGCATTGATTGAAGTTGACCTGAATAACTAAAGAAACCATTTTCAGACATCCAGTAAGCCGAACCATCTACCTCAACAGCTGAGTTTTTGCCTAGAAGCCCACAGTTCGTTCCTACTTGTTCAAAAGAAAAGGTAAAGGGTGCTCCAACAAATCTCATTAAATACATGGCGGCATCCGTCCAGATATAAATGGCGTCTCTTCCTTTTGTAGCTCCCATAATTTTAGATCCATTCGCAAGTCTTTGAGTCCCTGCGGTATTATTAGCTGTGACGGTATAAGAATCACTATCATTAATACTTTCTTGAGTAGAGAATCGTATAAACATGTCGTCTTGAGTAGAATCATCTGTAGTCGTGGTTGTGGTTCCAAAAAATATTAAGTGTCGAGCAGTGGGTGAAACTAGAACGTGTCTTGATTTAGCGGGAGCATTGGACATCACGGTTGCTCGATTAGCTGTTGGGTTAGATGCAGCTGCATCCCATTCATAACAAGCTCCATTATAAATAAGCGCAATTAATTTTGTTCCATAGTTATCTAAAACCCAGAGTCCAGGTTCAATCGTATAGTCAGCTGAGGATGCTTCACCCCAAGCTACATAATCTGAAATATCAGTGACTGTATCACCGGAGCTGTGAGTCGATGGTGAACTTGAAGAGGATTGAGCTGTAGTTCCATTTACTCCTCGAGCTCCTCCACTTAAAACTCCTGTAGCTGTATCATTGTTGGTAAAAGAAATGTCTTCTGTTCCTACTCTGATTTCTCCTGAACTAGGAAAAGCTGTTGAGCTGGTAAGAGTAATGTTTGTGGTACTTACATCTGCTATATTAGCAGCTAGAGTCGTTGTAGCGGCCCCTGAAGCTTGTCCAGACCAATTCCCTGTTCCCCATCCATAGCCACCCACTTCTTGGGCCGGTCCGACTGTAACATAGAGTTGGGCTGTTGCCGATCCTGTATTACTTAAAGGAGTTCCCGATTCTTGGGTTGCCATAGTAATAGTAATCGTTGTAGCAGTGGGTGCTGTAGTCACCATAAATTTTATGCCTTCAAAGGAAGCATTATTATAAGTAGAAGAACCTGTGACCCCACTGACTGTATGAAATCTAACAATATCGTCATCAACTAATCCATGAGAACTTGGAAAAGTTACTGTCACACTTGTAGATGAAGAGGTACTAGTAAAATCACAACCGGCTATTGAAGTTCGAATTGGATGAATATCATGATATTCACCTCCTGAATATACGTATAAAATTCTATTAGTTCCTATGCCGGCGTATTTAATTCCTGCGTTATCATCCCAATGGTGAAGAGCTCGAGCGGCACCTGTTAGTTTATCCTCTCCTAATTGGTCCCAGCCCCCTATTTTTTCAGGGGAACCATATCTAAAACGTACGTTATCCCCACCAGTCCACTGTCCTTCTGCGCCTGTTGGAGTAACTTGTTTATTAAATCCTGGTGTAAATCCTAATTTTTGTAGCATAGTTGTCCTATTCTATAAGTTTTATACTACATGATTATGGCTATATCAATCTCATTTAAAGGTGATAACAAAGACCATTCTTTCACCAAACTTAGGCATTATATGGTAGTGAGGTAATGAAGAGAAAAATACCCCTCTGTATTGTTTAGGTGTAATTTCTTTTAATACTTTCTTTTTTTTCTTGTCGAGAATAAATGTCTTTGCCTCTTTGTCCTGGGGGTCATTTAAATAAACTAATAACTGTCTATGAGGAAAAGAATGGTCAACATGGATAGGAGACCTGTCTTTAATTCCATTGTTATAAGTTAAATTTACCGCTGCTCTAAATAATGTATCATATTTTAGTTTATGCTTCTCGGCAAAAGAGTAAAGAATAGATTCGAAGAAAGGGTGATGTTGGGAGTTAAATTTATCATCCCCAGGGTTTAAAATAATATGTTCAAAGAACCCATTATAATCTTTACTATCATGTAGTATTTTTGTTTTGTGAAAGAGAGGAAAGTTATGTCCTAGCACCACATAGTCAACAAATTCCTTGTTGTCTTTATCCATAAAATTATCATCGATAATTATTTTAGTCATTTTTTATTAAAGAATAAGCTAACACTAAATCTATAACTAGGGCCTAATAGATTTTGAGCTTTGATAGTATGGGGAATAGAACCATCAAAAATGATTAATCGATTGGGAGTATAGGGACTTGATAAACGAATGTCTTTCCGATTATCTTCATAGAATAAAGTCTCTCCTCCCCACTCAGGATGCCATGTTGGATTAGCATAATAAACAGCAGCTATTTGATCAGGATGTACGTGAATAAAATTTATATCTAAAGGCTTCGTTAAATTAACTACACACGAGTCATAGGTAAGAGTTTTATTATTTAATTTTTTAAAAATAGGTTCTAATATTCTTATCTTCTCTACGTCTTCTTCATTATAGGGACTATGGAGATTAGGATGAGTCTTGTTTTGGGGCTCATAACTATCATCCCATCCTATAAGATAGCGAGATCTGATCACCGTATTAAAAACAACTTGAGCTGAATTGGGTGATAAAAAATTATCAAAGACTTCTATTTTTTTCTTACTCATTTAACTCCTTCGTGCCATAATTTAAAACTAATGGGAAGCCATTGCCCATAGGTAGCTCTATGCTTGGGGATTCTCTCATCTCGTAACTGGATAGCTGGGGTCTTCTTTACATAGTTTAAAATAGAATAAAATTCGTCGTCCTTAATTTTATATTTAGAAGCCTTCTTCCAAAAGGGGGTATTATAAGCAGAGCCCTGGGTATAATGCCAGTATATAAAGTTTTGAACCTTTCTTATACTTTCTTTAAATCGATACACCATATTTTCTTTTCTTTTTTCATGAGTAATATAGTCATAACAAAGACGTGCCCAGTATAAATAAGATTGAACCGCTGTAGATTCCAAGGGTTCCAGAAAAAATAATCTGTTACCGCCTAGAATAACATGGTCTTGAATAGGTTCTTTAGCTAGATAGTTTTTAAATTTAAAGTTATTAACTTTATCTCCTAGATAATAATTAGGTTTAGCTAGTTTAAATATTTTTTTAAAATTAGAAGCAGCTTGTTTAAGAGAAGTGATTTCATCATTATATAAATACCCATACGAAGTAGTGTTCTTAGTATTAGGAATAACAAAAGTCCATCCATCTGGAGTGGCCACTGCTCTAGTCCATAATTGTTTAGGATCACATTGCTGGCTTTGTCCTAAGATAACAGAGTTGAGTGGATTATCGAGCATATGATAATCGGAATAATCATTAATTCTCTGGCCTCTACAATCAAAGACAAAGGAAGCATTTAAGGTATGAGGATCTTTAATACTTTTACGTTTAACTTTGAACAGACCAGAATTTAAAATAGTCTCTTGAAGTTTTTTAGGATCATAATGCATACCGGTTGCATTGAAACTAAAAGGATGAAAGATATATTTATTTTTCTTTCCCCAATTTTCATATAGAATCCCTAATTTATTAGTGGCTTGTATTTCATTTCGATACCAGTCGGCTCCCAAAGTTTTCCATAATAAATCTGGAGCTTCTAATATACTAGCTTGTCCTACTTTCTCAGGTGGAACATCAGG